GGACACGTAAGTTTTAAGCTATTACCTTCTTCTACACTAACAATTTTATAAGGACAAGAGGTCTGAGAGGCAAGATAACGAGTTCCCTTGCGTCAAAAATCTCCTGTCTGATCATAATAAGGATTATATACTAACATAAGAGCACCTTGTAAGAAAGGTTGAGCATTAATTTTAACTTCTATTTCTATATCTGCTTTAAAATATTGATAATTCTTCAGCTTATCTACAACAATTGGGGAATTTTCGAAAATGACTTGAGGAAAATCCAAACGTTTCAGATAAGCAGGAGAATCAGTAATATAATCAGCATAACTTAATTGTATTGGGAGTTGTGCGTCTGTACTACTCCAAGGAAATGTGCCTAAATTAACAGGTCTTTCTAATATAGATGTGATTTCATGGTGGGTGGTATCGTTAAGTGCCATTTGAGTAACACTTGAAGTCATAGGGGTCGTTAAGGAAGACATTTGCACGTCGGTCAAAAGATTACCGCGAACGGAATCAACAGTTGTATTTTGTGTTAAATCATAACTTTGAGCAGTCAAATATACGATCAGGGTTTATGACTGTACGCCTGAAAGTGGAAAGCTGTATCTCCAGAGCACAGCAACACTCTATTTTAAAAGTAAAATAGCATAACTCTACGAAGTATTTCCGTTATTAAGTAGAGCAGGGGTCACATTTTACAGTTTGTTTACCAAAGAGGAGTGTATGGAGAAGCAGCATAACTATCTCTATTTATGCGATACTCCGCCATCCATTCCCAATATGTTGGACATTCCAAATAAATTCCAGCATTTTGACACGCATCTTTGATAAGTTGGCTATATTGATTGTAGATAGCCATGGAATGTAGTGAAAGTTCCATCAGAGCACATGCACAATTTTCTTTTGTTGCAAGACGAATTGCTTTTCCTCTAATCCAATTTGTAATTTCAAGTGTATTTGATAAATCCATGGGAGCCATGAAAGTACCATCTGGTTGAATAACAAATTTTCGTTTAAGAAAAGCAACGTCTACAAGTTTTCGACACTTGGTCAATTGTCCTGATTTCGTTTCGTCGGTATATGTTAAGCCAAATTTGGATAAGGCTACAGTAATAGTTTCTTGATTATACCAGTCAAGAACTCTGTGGTTTATGCTTAGAAGATTGTCATCACCATAGTTAGCATTTGCAACATATTTGGTGAAATCACAACGTGGTGACAGTCCCTGATCTATTTTAAGCTGAATATATGCCATACGCATAACTATTGAATTGAAAATTGAATTAACGATAACAGTAAGAGGATTACCCGAAGGTTGGGAATGGGTCTGTCTAATAACATCTCCACGAACAAGCACGTCAGCATTACATATATGTTCCCACAATGTAATACGGGTTGCTTGATTGTAAGAGTCATCACCATACCATTCATTTATTTTCTCACCAATACGATAAACTATTTGCAGAGATAAACTGCCATCAAAATTACTAAAATCTCCGGCAATAACATTATCACCTTGTTCTTGTAATTTGTGGGCCAATTTAGTCCATTCTAATGAATATGGATTGATTCCCACGCAAATTTCATTATCAATTCGATTTTTCATGATATGAGCAACAAAACTTAAATAATACTTACGAATTGCTAATACCAAATGTTGAGGACAAGCTTCAAAGACTCGAGTTTTTCCCAAATCTACTTTGGAAAATGGTCGTTTCTCGTCTTTTAAAGTTGCAATTGAAATAGCTTCTCCTCTTATATATTCAGAAGAATCTTTTTCCAATTTATCAAAATCAGCACGCAATTCGGTATTAGTTAAATCATATT